TGATTTTGCTGGTTTAGCCTTTTGAATTTCTTCATGACCAAACCAACCATTTTCAATGTCGGAAGCGTCTAACCAAAGGACCTCAACAAGCGGAGGTTTAGTAGGGTTCTTCTTCCCGAATACAGATTCTACGAATTTCTTGAAGTCGGGTAAAAGTTCCATTTGGCTATTCTACACCTAGTAACTTGCCCTTATAAAACATGGTTCCGTCATGGATTGGAAGCATTTCGGGGTGGAAAGCACCATCACCCTCTTGGTAGTAAATAATCCCAAGCCCCTGTTGCCAATCCTCTACGCAGGTGATTGGGCGACCATCTAGGTCCATGCCACCCTTGGTAGATGGCACCATACCGTCCACACGGGCTAGACAGCCAAAGGAGATGGCGGCAATGGTCTTTGGACCATCCCAGTCGCTACGGGTGCGCTCAGCCCACTCACGGCGGTGAATATGACCATAGACCACAGATGACTTTTCTGTGCCTAGGTACTTATGGGCGGTAGAGCCACCCGAAGCCACCTTGGTTCCATGGATAATCTTGATGCGGTTGTTTAGCCAAAACTGGCTGGCTGGGTATCCAGCGAAGTACTCCACCCCAAAGTCCTCAAAACGGCACAGGAAGGGAATAGAGAGCACTGGGAAGGAGGTAGGGGTATTACCCTGCTTCAACCCAAATGCGGCTTTAGCATTGTCAATGATGTAGTTCGTAAGACGAATCTCATGGTTACCTTCCATCCAGATAATACGAGCATAAGGAGCCGCATCTCTGATTTGGGCGCACAACGTGGTTAGGTAATCAATTGTTGCTTGGGTAGTCATAGAGAACGCAGGACTCAACCGATACTTTGACATCTCTGGAAGGTCAGCGTTATCTCCGTTGAGGGCTACGATGTCAGGCTTTTCTGCCTTGATAACTGCAAGTGCGTAGTCCATTGCAACTGGGTCGTGGGTACTGACCAGTTCTCCATTTGCATTACGAAAGAACCCAGCCTGGATGTCAGGAAGAACAACACATTTCTTCCAAGTAGACACCGACTGTTTAACAGTAACTTTAGGCAACTTAATTGCAGGACCTTGGTTAACAGGGTCCCACTCAGGACCTTCTGCCCACTTAGGTGAGAACTGAATAGCCGCAAGGTCATGGATTTGTGCTTCACCATCTTGGTCTTTAGTCAATGACTGATAAAGGCTTACACGTTTTACAGAACCAATTTCATTGATGTCAATGTTTTGACGGTCAAGGATTTCTACTAACTTGCCAAGGGCTTGTGCTTTGGACTCAGGGGGTGTGGATAATTTATCGGCTAATTCGCTCACAAGAGCACTCCTTGTTTACGTGGCGTTGAACAGTTGAAACACTTACAAAATGACCAAAAGAATCAAGTACTTTTGATAACCATGAGGCGCTAAACCTTTTGGACTTTCCCATCCCAGCATCTTGACGAATACCGTCAACTGCTTTATCTAGGGCTTCCATCTCTTCCGCAGAGAGGAGGTCACGAATCTGTGAGAATTTGCAATTCACGCCTATACCGTGTGCTTGTGGCGTTTTTAATGCCTCAACAAGTGAATGTGTTTCCACTGGTATTCCTTCTGTTAGTGCGGTTTATTCACAAACCACATCACCAACATACTATCATCCCAGTCAGGCTGTCAACTACTGCTTATCTACATGCCAGTCAATGTGGTCGTTAAGGCGGTCCCCAACTTTATCAACACTACTTTGTACTTTATTTAATTGTTGCATTACTTGACCGTGGTCAAGGGAGTTAGCCTTTTTCATTGTTTTAAACTCTTTAATGGAAAAACCAAAGGTTGTTATTACCGCAACGATAATAGTGGCAAGTGCGGGGTCCATGTATTACATTCCATGTCCAGCATCAAAGTGCTGACGGCGAATGCGAACAGGAACGTCAGAGGCTTGACCAGCAGTGTGTGGGCGTACAAACCCAAACCTATTGGTATGAGGATTTAATGCATATTCACCTGAACCAAAAGAACCACGTTGTTTTTCAGTTAGGACACCAATGTGCCCTTGCTCTGGGTCTGCCCAACGAGCGTCGTCACGGTCCATGTCAAATGTTGGTGCAGTAACGGTACGTCCTGATGAATCTTCAACAGTTAAAAATTCGTGAGGAGTGTCTTTCTTCTTTTTTGCAACTGGAACAGCAACGTTACCACCACCTTCTAGTACCTGTTCAATACGTGGGGCAGTCGTAAGTTCACTAACGCTACGTGTAAGATTAACGCTTCTGTACGGAATGTCTTCTTCTTTATCCACAACACCACGCATGTCTTCTTTTGTGTATTCAGATGTAGATGCACCAGGAAGGTGTTGCAAATCTTTTGGAATCATAATGCCACTTGGATGTTCTTCGTATTCTCCAATAAGAGTAGGAGCCGTAGGAAGTTTATGCCACGGGATGTCACTCAAAGTGTTTCTACGGAACACGGGGTGAAGACCTGCTGCCCAAGCCTCTTCAGCGTGGCTTCGTTGTGAGTCACGAAGGTGTGCCAAGAAAAGGTCAGGGTGTTCTGCGCCAAACTCAGTACGAACACGTTGGGCACGTTGTGAAGCATCATTTGAAAAACGACCTGCATCACTAAGACAGTTTTCTCGGCATCCAGGTGTAGAGCAAGAACCGCAAGTATCAGCAACTCCCGATGTACCAGCAGGTGCCAGAGCAAGTGTGGCTTGTAAACCACGCTGTGCCATTGGGTTTGTAGAAGTTTCGTTTTTATTTGTCTTTGTGTTGGATTTTTGACCAACCAATAGTTGCAAGTTACGACTAGCGCCTCTGGACTGTGCAAACTGCTTGAACTGTGCGCCAGCACGGGCTGGTGGAATGCGGCTTAGGTCAGTATCAGAAACTTGCTGAAGAATTTTAAAAAGAGGAGTTGCCACAATTATCCCTGTGAGTACCTGAGTTGGCGGTTTACAGATGTTTCTGAGTTACCACGGTTACCTTGGCGGTACGCCTCTTTACCAGCACCACGGTATTTTCCAGCAGGCTCACGGCGCTTGTGTTCATCAGCACCATTACCAATGTCCGTAGAACGACGGGCTTCTTTAAACACTTGAGGCTTAAATTCATCCAGAGGGTCGGTGAATACTTCTCCCGTACCTTCCATGGTCTTTTGTTGTGCTACTTGGGCTTGAGAACCACGGCGCTGTGGTACGTATTTGTTACGTACTTCAGCCTGAGAATACGTGTAGGACTGTCGGGAGGCATGGAAAGAAGATTTCCGAGAGCGACCAACATCAAATTTATAAGTACCTAATGCACCTGCGTATACAGGAGAAATAGGTAAGCCAGAGACTGATGAAGTAATAGAAGGTAAACCTACCCTCTGTACGTCTTGTTCTCCACTATCCCCAGTAGTGGGTGCACCACTGTCTCCTGTGGCAGGGGCACCACTTGGTGGAGCGCCTGCGTCCATTATTTAGTCGTTTACGACAGTTGGGTTTGGACGGTTCATGTGAGCACCTGTATTGAAGGCATACTCAAACTGTGGCATTGCATCGCCACTCATTGCACCCTGTACAAAGTCTGACAAGACTGTTGGGGCTTCAATCCAAGCGGCAGAGCCTACGTGAGCACGTTCACGCATGGTGTCCATTGCATGCTTAAACTGTGCTTCAGGATTGCTATGGTTCATGCGACCACCATTAGGTGAGGTGTCCATGTATGCACCCTGAGCGAAGTCATGAGGAACATCAGTGTCTGTTGCAACACCTTCTTCAAAACGAAGAGGTCCTTTATTCATTGGGATGCTAGGAGCAAAACTGCTCTCAAAAACGTTAACGCCCTTTTCAGGGAACATTGGGTTTGGTGATACGGTCACTTAATCCTCCAAATAGGGATGTGGTTTACTTAATACCACTTTACACTACTTTAAGGGTATCTACCTGAAAAACGGATTTTCGCTAATCATAATCTGAGGCATAGTATCTTGAATGGTCATATGACAGGCAATAGCCAAGGAGTCTGGGTAGTCATCAAAGGCTCCCTTTTCATTCGGGGCGGCGGCAAGCATATATGGACCTCTGTATACCTTTTCAAGGTCTGACATTTGTTGGTTAAAACGTTTCCAAGTACGGTTGCGGCGAGCCTTACTATGACCAGGGATAATCAATTGCTCACGCTGGATAAGTTCAGTTAGATGAACCCATCGTTCGTTTTGAGCCTTGGAATCAGAAGACACAGCAAGAACCTCAATGTCGGGAAGAAGGACCTGTAGGCGTTCCGCCACAGCACCACCAACACCTTGGGCGTCAACACCCATACGTAACACGTCATAGTTACGGATGAAGTCAATTATTTCAAAGTACTGGGTTTCCCACTCT